AGCTTTCAAGGGGTCGCTTGGACTTGTGCCGAAACAACTGCGCCACCAACTTTAGACTTAGCAGTCTTCCGCTTACGGGGTTTTGTCTTCACCACCGTAGCAGGAGTCGGCGCTGGTTGCAGCTGTTCAGGTTCCGCGGGTCGCACAATTTCACCACCCAAATTGGCGACAATTTTTGCTGGTTGTTTCCCATCAATTAAGATGTCAGTTGGAAACAAACTTTCGAGTGAATCAGCGGCTAACAACAAGGTTTCAACCTCATTGATCTTAGCTGCACTGATCCCATCAGCCGCAAAAGCTTCAAGCATTTGATGCTCAGCAGGCTGCTCGAAGGTCACGCCCTCCATAGCAAACCAGCTGGTGTCACTGTGCGTCATGGTTCCGTCTACATCACTAGTAAGTTGTAAAACTCTTCTAGCCCATAGACCAAGGATGGGGGTGTGTTGATTGGTAAACATCAGTCCGAGAGCTTTAGCCCTCATAACAGAAGCCATGCTAACATCTGGAGCACTGGTTGTCAAATGCAATTTAACAATCTGCCTCTTGAGATCAGCACAACAAGTGACATGAGAGCTGCCAAGATTAAACCAATACAAACCAAGAAATTTGGTTGGTTTCGTGATAGGAGTTGGTTCACATTTCAGAACCATCCCCATATCTTTGGCCGTCTTCTCAAGAACTTCCGCTTCGATATCAAAATTGATGCCATCATCACCACCATACAAACCAAGACTTTCCCACGCAGCCAGCATGGGATATCCACAATTCCGATAAGCACAAAACGAAACGAAGGCGTTAATCATGGAGTTCATGATAGCAGTCTCAGGAGACCCAGACCCTCTGTAGGAGCCGGGTTCCGAGTGAACGCCATCTCTACTGTGGCCTGACCAAGTGAGTTGTTCGTTATGCAAGCGCACAGCCTCGCTAGCGTGGATTGGTGTAAAATAAGAATAAAGTAAAGGGGATTCCACGTAGTTGCGTAGCCATGGGCTAACAGTCCCATCAAACTTAGAATAGTCTGTTGAAACAACGAAATTCTTTCCAGTTGACGCAGCTCTCACTGCTTCCGGTAAACTCAGTCGTAAGCCGTCTCCATCATTAGGTCGCCCAAAGGCATACCATCGCATTCGTTTCATGACAGTGTCGGAAAATGAGTACATGTAGGCAGAATAGGGCAATTTGAAATCGCCGGGGACTTGGGAAATCATGCGCGGATAATTAACAGCACCATAAACTTCCTTCTTCATGAAAGTGTCGTAGCGCTGCTTGCTAGACCCACGCCACTCTCCAGCCCTGGCGAGAATGCCTCGTTGACTAGGCCTTGCCTGTCTGTCCCACACCTCATCAATGGACACAGGAACACCTGTTCCGCGGATCTCATCTGCCATCACGAGATTTACAAACTCGCGAGCGTAACCGACGTACTTTGGTGGCGGTACGACTCGGTTAATAACGTCAGTAATCCTCCCCTTCACAGCCGAAGCCGTGGAGGCTTTTGCTCCACCTGGCGACACACCACCAATAGCCAGCGGGGCTCGTCCTTCCGGGACGATCGACCTCGTTGAGTCTTTAGGTGGGGTAGCCAAGGGGCGATAGTGCTCATTTATGGGCACATAAGTATGGGAGGTTGGGAGTGTCATTTTGTCAAGAGATAGTTGACCTCCACTTTTGAAGAAGTCAACCATGATGGTAGCAGTGGTTCGAACTGATTGGCCAACACGTCGCCATAATTCATAGCGCGGGTGTTTGGACTCTAATTCCAAAATTCCCTCAATGCCACCGATATCGAGGCGGTTTGACAATTGCAAACGAGTAAGGACCAATTGTAACACTTCAGTAGGAACGAAAGCGTCACATTTAGTTTCAACTCGAGCAATCGAAGTGTATTCGACGCCCCGACCTTCATGGACACATAATGTGTTCACGGATGCCCAATCGCCATTAACAACTTTACGTCGTTGCAGGCGATCGCCATCCAATAACCACGATGCCGGAGCCCAAATGAACCTCTTGGGAAAATAGCCAACAATCCGATATTGCGGATAGTCCGGATGTGAGATCTTTTCACAGAAGTACAACCATGACCCGCACCAAGTGGGCACAATTATGGAATCATGGTGGTTATTCCAAAGAGCATGTCTGTACGTTGAGTCGCCACAAATCTCCTCATTGAGAAGACCATCGCGACCAAACATGTAACAAGCATCAGCCATAGGGCTAGAAGCTCGATTTGGATCCAACTCACACATAACAACAACGTGTCCATCAAGGTACTTTGGCAAGTCAAGGTAATAACTTGTGTCGGACATCTTGACAATATGATCAGGGGTTAAGACGTCATTTCGATACGGCAAAGCCGCATCCTTCGCTCGCCAGAATAATCTCGATCCGTCATGTCCTCCTCTAACGTCAGCAGCACTCATTGAGACCGAGTACACACGGGCTCCACACCGGTGTACAAAATCATCAATAGCGTGATTACATTGCGTACGAATATACGCAGCTGTAGGATGAGAATGATTGTTCTTATGCATTTGCATCGGTATTGGATGCANATCTATGCTTCGGAACAAATCTCGCCTGTCTGCTCCCATTGCCACATTTTCAGTAATGCGATTTGCAAAGTATTCAATGACTTTTGATCTCAGGACCTGTCCAAAGTCCCGGTACTTGAGTCTGAAATACTCGACAGCATGAAACGTGACATAACAACTGATAGCAATTGGCATGCTGTGCTTATATAAAAACTTAACTGAAAACCAGACCAATTTTAGGCCAGTTCTCATTAAAGCTTTACCAATATAGCTAGGCATAGCAAGAGTAAAATCAGT